ACAGACATTAAGTCTATCGGGGATATGCTGTTGGAGAGTGCGTACAATTCTGACAGCGTTATCGAACAGAAACTTTGGGAAACTTTAAAGGAGTTAGTAAATGAAAAGATGGATTTACCGATTGCGGAGGTGTATTATTTTAATCCTTCGACGGTTGAGTACGGTGATTCGGAGGATGAGAAGGAGCCAGCCTAGTTCTATCGGGCCTGAATCTTATCTACGCAGATGATAGAAGCAAAAAGGTGTTGCGGTTACAAGGGCGAATGGGGATGTGTGGAAGACTACCCCGATCACATGGTTCCACTCGAACAGTTCCACTATACACGCGCTAGATCAGATGGGCTTCAAGGGATGTGTAAGGGTTGCATAAAATTAAAAGATAGTATTAGAACCCCCATACGCCAGGCTATAATATCTAGGGCTTTAAAATTGTTTGGACATACCCAAAGGGAATTTAGGTCGATGACTGGGGCGGAGCGTAGGGAGATTTTAGACAAGGTAGATAGCAATAATAGGGACGAAGATATAACCCATAGATCCAGGTCTGAGTTTGGTAAGTCAACACCAATGACCAAGCGTGAGACAACTGTAGTAGAGGGTGAGCAAGTTCCAGAGGGTTGGGTTTATGTTGTGTATAACCCAGACGTACCCTCTGTTCTAAAGATAGGCAAGACATTCCCAGACGGGATACCGTCTATCATGTCCAG